GGTATCTCATACTCAGTCCATCGGCGGAGTAATCCGTTGATGATCGTGTATAAGAACGCCTCGTAGTTACGACGGGACAAAAAGTTGCTATCAACCTCTCCAATTTGGAAAGGTCGAACGTCCACCCCATGGTAGTAGTCACTGCCACAGGATTCCCTAAATCCACCTTCGGAATATGTCTTGTCAGCATTTATAATGAGGCCAAGCTTTGGAAAAAGCGTAACCACAAACGGGTGAAGTCTCTTATCATAGATAAGATCATCACCGTAAGCGCTGACTTGGAGTTCTTTATTAAAGAATTCCAAAGATATACCCTTCAGGAGGCTTAGGAACACTAACGTTTGAAGTGGGAAGGTAAAACCGATACCCATAGTCGAGAAAGTATTAGTCTCGATCACGGAATCAGCCAACCTAATCTTCGATATACGGCCAAGCTTAAGAGCCGAAGCCCATCTGCTAGGTAGTAATCGATCAATCAGCTCGACAGTGATATTATCACTAGCGAGAGACTGGTCGGCAGTCACCAATTTACCGGTGATACTAGCCGAACGTGCTAAAACACCGTGAACTTTTTGAAGGTTCGCGATATCGTAGCCCACGTCAAGGAGCCTTTTGGTTATGACCTTTCCCATTCCATCGGTGTACAAAGACCCGATGGTAGAGTTGGCCATAATCATACGGCGACTTTTAAACGTTTTTGGGACGAGAACAGCGTCGAGGCACTCAATCTCACGGAAGGCTGCGTTTAAATCGCCGCCAGTTTGGGACCGAAGGTATTCTATCGGACTCCCATTCCACGAAAGGTAAATTTCGCGAAACCATGAGTTGTGAGCTGCAGAACCCGTAAGTGGTACCTGATAGCGCTCGGCTAAATTAGCCTTTGCTAGCGGTATACCGACGGTTGATTTCTTTGCGAATGCGCACAATGCAAGATGCTCCTCCTCGTCATAGTCTTTTAGGACATTGACGATCCACCCTTTAGCCCACATGATTACATTCTTTGTTACATTAGAAGAATCATCGAGCCGAAAGGTAGAAAGTCGCCGCTGGTTGTCTAAAAACTTATCAATAGACATAGCAGTGACTTCTTGGGGGGTGTACACATCCTTAACGAATGTGTACTTCTTGTACAGGTTCTGAAGCTGGGCCATGGCCTTAAAGGCTGCCGGACTAGCATCATAATCTGGAGTGCGCACAGTATTTCTCCACTCACAAACATTTGTCGTGCTTGTATTTACAAGCTCGTCATAGTAAGTGGGGGGAAGTACTGCTCGGAAATCCTCGACTAAACTGCGACGTAACAAAGTCGCTACATCATCAGTCGAGAAACGCTTAGTTGCCTTTCTCTGGTGAGACATGCTATTCCTTAATGGTTTTAAAGGTGTAGCGAAATACCGAAAATAACTGGATATTGGTTCTCTAACTTACGTCAGGGAGCCAGCAGTCCAGAAATTGTCCGTATCCGTGTCAAACATCAGCTGCGCCAAGATCTTGTTCAGATCAAGAGCAGCCGCTGCCGACAGCTCCGGGTGGACCTCGCGTTCAACACGAATAACGTTGTTCACGATTTTACCCGTTGCCAAGATAAGAGGAACATTATAACTAATGCTCTTCGAATCGCGCGTATACGTCCCGTCATTCATCAGCCGCGGAGCCCGATACTTTGCAGTAGCGGATTGCCGCACGCGGTAATCGGCGGTTGCCGGTACCACGAGATGAACGCCGTTCGGTACAGTTGTGCCATCATCAGTAAAGACAATAGCGGAACCGGCGGAGGCCGCAAGCGTGGCGCCCGTCAGGAGGGACATGTTTTTCAAGCCCATGAAGTTTCCTTCATTTTAATCCCTTAATGCGCTGAAGAATTAACTCCAGAGCATCTAGGGATCGAGTGAACCCCAAATCACCAATTGTGAGTTGGGGGGTTGAGGGAAGCGGAAGATTGGTTTCTCGGGTCAAAGCTAACTCGGTTTCGAGATAGCTG